GATTTATGAACGGAAGATACTTCTTAATGATCTTCGTCTTTACACCATCGTCCTTAAGTAAGGAATAGGCAAAATCGTGATAAACGATTTCTTGTTTTCTGTCTGAAAGGTCTTCTATTGTCTTTTGGAGATTTTCTCTAAACTCCTCTAGCTTCTCATGTTCAGAATTTCGGTTTGCAAGGTTCTCGGTAATAGTTTGAATTTCATGCTCAAGATCTCTGATTTGTCTCTGGTTGAGGCTAATCCGAGTATTGTTTTGAGAAATGCCATGCGTTAAGTTTGTGATCTCCTGAGAAAGGTCATTGAATTGACGCTCTCGCTCTTGTTCGAACTTGATAGTGTTTTCGAGTTCTTCGTAACCTTCTTTGAGTTCCTTTGCCTTATTTTGAGCGTCTGTAATTCTATTTAACCGAAACTCTTCCTCAATACTCTGGGTGCAGGTAGGACAAACCGTATTCTCACTGAAAAACTTATGCTCTTTGGTAATTGTGCTTACCTTTTGGGAGATTTTACCCTTAAGATTGTTAAGCTTTACTAACTTCTTTCCAGCGTCAGTAAGTTGCTGTTGCTCTTCAGTGAGTTTGCTTACTTGCTCGTTTGTCTTATCATTCTCTTCCATGTAAATGCCAACTTCTTTATCAAGACTGGTAATCTTTTCCTTGTTGGCATTAATGTTGGCGTGTCCCCTATTCTCCAACTCTTCAATAAATTCTTTCTGCATCTTCATCTTGTCCTTCAGAGTATCTTTCTTCAGGTCAAGAGATTTAACTTGAGATTTCTTCTCTTTGATATTATCCTTGAGGATATTATTCATTGCAGAGAAGATACGAATATCCAGAAGGTCTTCAATAACCTCACGGCGGTTAGAAGAAGTCAACTGCATAAACGGCACAAAAGTACTACTACCCAGAATCACAATCTGAGTAAAAGACTTGTAGTTGAGTTTGAGGATATTCTCTTCCAGAATACGCTGCATTGCACGGTCATCTGCTTCACGATGCAATGGAGTGCCGTTGACTACAATATCAAACACAGAAGGTTTGATACCACGACGCACAAGATACTGACGAGTATTGATAGTAAACTCAATCTCAACCACACACTCGCGCTCGTTGGTAGTATTCACCAACTGTGGTTTATTGATTTTACGATATGGTTTATTAAACAGACCAAAGGTGAGGGCATCCAAAATAGTGGACTTACCCGCACCATTTGTTCCTACAATAAGATTTGTATGATGCTCTTGGAAATCAACTTCGGTGAAACTATTGCCAGTAGATAGAAAGTTTTTCCATCTAATCTTTTGAAAGGTAATCATTCAATTTAGGGGGGATAACGATGTCGTTTGGTTTCACTACTGCGTATCGATAATTATACAGCTTACAGGTCCTAATAGCAAGTGCTCCGTCAACTTCTATAACTTCCATTTCTGTATCATCTTCATCCTCCTCAAGCATCATTGCATAACGGGTTGCATCGTCTTCTTCCTCAAAAAGAACCAGGACCTTTTCTCCCATTTTATTTTGGAGAGCATATGCTCCGTCGTCCTTTCTGTCTTTAAGAGTGAGAAGAAACATTACTCAACCTCGCACGCCTGTGAATATATTTTCTGCAGAATGCCCTTTACGATAGACTTATCACATTCCATTTCTGCTTCATCAATATATCTATTCAAGATAGAAATTGTGTTTTCGCTTTCCTCAACCTCAAAGTCTTCTCCTGCCTGTATCTCAAAGTTTTCAACAATCTTGAGTTCTTGGATACCAGCAGAGTAGAGTTTATCAATAAACTTCTCAAAGTCTTTTGGACTACTCTTCTTCTTGACGATGACTTTTACAATCTTACCCTGATACTCACGGGCATCAAAGAGTTTGTAGTTGTTGTCTTCGTAGTAGATATTGTAGAAGATGCGATAAGGATTATTGATTGGAGTGTGCTCCATAGTCTCCGTATCGAAGATGTGAAAACCACGAGGGTCATTCACATCATTCCAAAACATCTCATAGGGGTTACCTAGATAGAAGATTTTTCCGTCGTCCGATCGAGTGTGATAGTGTCCCGAGAAGACATGACTGAACTTCTCAAATAGTTCGCAGTCCATACCGTCTTCCATGACGTGCCCGCGATGAGCTCTGAATCCGTTGAGTTCAAGGTGCCCCATCGCACATACGCTACGTGAAGCTTTAACAGATGAGACAGTACTTTCAAAATTTTCATTATTGATCCAAGGAATAAAAAGTGTATTTAAGTTACCGAGTTTGACTTCTGTTACCTCAGGATAGACGATAACATTGTCGTATTGTTTGAGAAGAAGACCAACGGAGTTGACTTGGTTGGTATTCTTGTAGTAGGCGGTGTGGTTTCCAACGATAGTATGGACCGTGATACCCATCTGGTGTAGACGGTCATAATAGTTTTCTTTCGCCCACTCCAGTGCCCAAAGGTCAATAGACCTTCGGTTATCGAAGGTATCTCCCATATCTACAACAACCTTAATGTTGTGCTCCTCAAGATATGGGAAGAAGATATCGTCGTAAAATCTTTTAAAGTGGTCGTGAAGGAATTTCGAAGACTTACGGGCACCGAAGTGCTGGTCCGTGATAATGGCAACCTTCATCGATTCTTGTAAGTGATAGCGTCCTTAATGCTATTATAGTCCGAACTATGCCCAGAAAGCAAGCTATCGTCAACCATCATAACCTCATCGAAACCAGTGCGTTCGATAATCTTGGTCTTGATTTCCAGTTGCTTCTTCTCTTTCTGAATACGCCTCAGGAAGGCGTAGTGAATAATCTGAGTAAAGTATGCAAATGGATTCTTGGACTTCTCAGGGTCGAAGTTATGGATATACTGGACGCAGTTTTCAATGCCATCAGAAATCATATCGTCCCTAAACATATAATTCACAAAGTTGGGCTTATATGATAGGTGCGTAGCAATCTTCAGGAAGCAATCTCCAAGATAGTTTGGAATTGGAGGTTTACCTTCCCATCGTTTTGCTCGGTCTTCCCTAGTGGGTTCTCTACCGTTGAGCTCAAAGAAACTTTTTTCTACCTTGGAACGATAGACAATCAGTGCTTCTAGAAGCTCTTTGTTGTTGACGTAATGCTCTGATTTCTTTCTGGACATAACATTGTAGTAATCAATAAACTTTCGTTATGTATATTATACCATACTTTGTGGGCTTGACAACACCTTGAAATGTGTGTAGACTACCTTTGTCCGGGTTGAAGAGTGAGATCTAGCTTTCTTTATTATCTTTAAGTTTATAAAGGTTCTCTAGCATCTCTCTTGCTTCTTCTACCGTAGAAACATAACCCATCTTATTGGTTATCTTTGTTTGATGACTAGATGGATTACTGAATTCTTCAGTAGAGTCCTCTTCAAGATAGTTATTATACAACTCAATCATAGATTCATCTTTGACTTCAGTCATAGTAATAATCTTATCAAGTCTTACAATAAAGAAATCATCATCTGGAATATCTAACCAAGGTTTTATTCGTATACTAAAACCACGTGAAGATCTAGACATCTTCATAGTCACAGGATTTTGCATCACTAAAAGTGGATCTCCATCATTCTCATCAATGGAGACTAAAGAGAATAGTTCTTCTCCAGTAAGTAGTTTTATGACGCTATAGAATTCCTCTCCCATTAGTTTTTAAGCGGAATGTTTACAATATCGTAATTGAAGTTTTCTTCGTTATAAACTTTGATTCTTTCTATCAAATGATTAAGGGTATAATTTCTCCTAGACTTGTAGGAAATGTCGTCAGCAATATCATAAAGAGTTGCTTTTGTTTTGTTATTGCCTTTCCTAAGGACTCGTCCGATGCTTTGGAGGTTTCTGATTCTGGATTTTGAAGGAGAAGCAAAAATAACATTGTGGAGATTCTTAATGTTAATGCCTGTGCTAAAAGTTCCGTATGAAGCAACAATTATGGCATTATCTTCCTTCTCAGTAATCTCTCTTACTTGTTCTCTGTCTTCGGTAGCAACGCCACCATGGACAAAGAATACATGAC